GGTGATATGGGTCGTAAACCTAAAGCACTTACAGCACTTGTGCGTAACTGTGTAAACATGTTTGGTACATTGAATCTTGGATTAGTTTGTACTAATCACACTTATGCAAGCCAAGATATGTTTGATCCAGATGACAAGATATCAGGTGGGCAAGGTTTTATCTACGCTTCGAGTATTGTTGTTGCGATGCGTAAACTTAAACTTAAAACAGACGCCGATGGTAACAAGACTACAACAGTCAACGGCATCCGTGCCGCTTGTAAGATCATGAAAACTAGATATGCTAAACCATTTGAGTCAGTTCAAGTTGAGATTCCATATGAAACTGGTATGAGTCCATACAGCGGATTAACAGACATGTTAGAAGCTAAGAGCTTACTGGCTAAAGAAGGTAACAGTTTAGTTTACACATTTGCCAATAAAACAACTATTAAACAATTCCGTAAGGCTTGGGAACGCAATGAAGACGGTTGTTTAGATAAGGTCATGAAAGAACTTAGTTCTAATGTAAATCTGCTAAGTACTGAATCAAAAGTAGTTGAGCAAATAGAAGAGGAGACAGCAGAATGAACATTGAATTAGACGTCTTAGGCGAAATATGGTTAACTTGTAAAGAGTATATTAATCCCAAAGACAAACAAGCAGCTGCTGATCATGTGATCAGTGTAATTGCTGATCACAATATTACCGAGACGGAACTTAAGACGGTTGGTGGTACTGATAGCTATCTTAAACGTGCAGTTGAAGAGTATTTAGGTGAGGAAATAGACGCAGACGAAGAGGAAGATCTCGACGGAAGCGACGACTATTAATGAGTGAAAGAGATTATTATTGTTCGATGAAATTTCGTATGATGAAAATCGATACGGAACGTAAACTTACGTATAATTGTGATCCCGCAACTCCGCAAAATATTAACTTTGAATGGTTGGAAAAGAATCCCGGGCAGTTATTTAACACACCTCTTGTAGTACAAGAACGACAATTGATGTTAGACAATAAGCGTAATACAAGTTGCGAAAATTGTTGTTTTCAAGCCGAAGATAGTGGAGCCGTAAGTCCTAGGATACTACGCCGCGGTTATAATAAAACTCACGATGAAATCTACACTCAGCCTGAGGTTATTGATTTAACTATTGGTAGTGACTGCAATCTGACCTGTTCTTATTGTGTAAAAGAATACAGTAGTGCATGGCGTAGAGACCTGTTAACTAACGGAAACTATGATCTTAATACTGCTGACGATAGATACACTATTAATATAAAAGATCAAATAGTAGACAAAAGTAGCCAATCTGATAGATTAACAACACAACATTTTCAAACTTTATTAAAAGAAATAAAATTGATGGCCGGATCACTGAAAACTGTAATCATTACAGGTGGCGAACCTCTGTTGAATAATTCATTATTAGATATACTAGACAATCTGGCAAATGTTCCTGACGTTGAAATATTTACAGGGTTGGGGGTGGATAATAAAAGGTTTACTAGACTAATCGAACAATTACCACAGCGTCCTAATGTCAGGATAACTATTAGTGCAGAAGCTACTGAAAAGATCTACGAATTTAATCGTTACGGCGCACAATGGACTGATGCTCTTACAAAAATACAGATTTTAGAAAAGAACAACATTAAATATAGATTCCGTTCTACTCTATCTAACTTAACAGTCGTTGACTACGGTAAATTTAAAAAAATGATAGGTAAACATGAAGATGAATTTGATTTAGTTTATCAACCCAACTTTATGGCAGTGTATGTATTGGACGATCATACCAAACAACGTGTAATCGACGATCTGAATGCGTATGATACTCCTGGTAAAGATCAAATAATAAAAAGCATTCTAGTAGAACCTACAGAACAACAACGAATTAATATTAGAGATTTCTTAAAAGAATTCACTAGACGTAGACCCACTCTTGATATTACAATATATCCTAAAGAGTTTTTAAATTGGATTGAATATGTGGTATAGTCGTGTAGTTGCAAGTTTAGGCAGTATTCCAGACTTTATAGATCACTATGAAAAAGAACTGGATGACGCTAAAACAGAAGTTGGGGTCTATGGCAACATAGAAAAGAATCTTGCTGGCCTGCCTGGCATTACTGAACGACGCTTTAATCAATTACAAGAGATTGAAGCGGTACTCAACTATCTAAATATTCAACTACGCAAGATACGTACTAAACACTTTAAGAAATATTTAGAAAACTATCAACGTGCTCTGACAAGTCGTGATGTGGAAAAATACGTAGACGGTGAAGATGAAGTCATCGACTTTGAAACTATTATCAACGAGGTAGCACTATTGCGTAATCGTTGGTTAGGCATCATGAAAGGCCTTGAAAGCAAAAACTTCATGCTAGGACACGTAACACGTTTAAGAACAGCAGGCATGGAGGACGCATCAATTGGCTAATCATAATCAAAAAACATTAAATCTTATCAATGGATATGATACATTCTTAGAAAGTCTACGTACTATCTGCGACATGGGCTGTGGATCTGGCGGAGATATCACCTGGTGGGCAATGTTAGAAAGCAAAGATGATCCACCAGAACCATACAACTATAATTGTTTCGCTGTTGATCGAGATGCAAATAAATTAAGTCAAGTTCCTGATCTCACAAACATTAATAAGATTAATAGAGATTTTACTGATCGGCGCATTATTCCTGTTAGTGTTGATCTAATGTGGAGTCATGATAGTCTACAATATAGCCATAATCCATTGGAAACACTACGATTTTGGAACGAACAGATGACGGTTAATGGCATGTTAGTTATACACGTTCCGCAGAGCAATGGCGTAGAAAATAATAGATACTACAGTAGAACCTACAATAATTGTTATTATAATTATACTCCTACCAGTTTAATGTACATGTTAGCGGTTAACGGGTTTGATTGTCGTGATGCGTATCTATTAAAACAGTTTAGTGACCCATGGATACAGATAGCTGTATATAAGAGTAATGTTGAACCAATGGATCCTAAAACTACTTCTTGGTTTGATTTAGCTGATAAAAATTTATTACACCCAAGCGTAGTACAAAGTATTAATAAAAATGGTTTCTTAAAACAAGAAGAAATTATTATGCCGTGGTTGGATAAAGAAAATTATTACATTGATTGGATCCCACAACAGACGGTGATTCCGGAAGAAGCTGGTGAACCAATGGTTAATGGTATTTTTAATAAAAATATCGATGCTAAAGAATCTAAACTTAAACAAGCAAAGGCAACAACTAAAGAAACAACTTTGCTTACTCCTGTTGGCATAACACGCCCACCTAAAGAAAGATTCGTAAAGTGATTAATCGTGTGGTACTGTGTACTGGTGGATTTGATCCTATACATTCAGGACATATCGAATACTTAAAAGCTGCCAAGGCTTTTGGTAATATCTTAATAGTGGGGGTCAACAGTGACGCCTGGCTAACACGCAAAAAAGGTCGTGCTTTCATGCCCGGCCCTGAGCGTGTTGCTATTATTGAAAATCTTAAATTCGTTGATGGGGTTATCTTGTTTAACGACGATGACGATACTGCTTTAGAAGCCATACACAATGTTAAACAGCTATATCCTAATAGCCAGATCATATTTGCCAATGGTGGAGATCGTACCCAAGATAATATTCCTGAAATGAAGGTTAAAGATGTAGAGTTTGTATTTGGCGTCGGTGGCGAAGATAAGAAGAATAGCAGTAGTTGGATTTTAGAAGAATGGAAAGCTCCTAAAACTATCCGACCCTGGGGATACTATCGTGTCATACACGAAGTACAAGGAACTAAAGTAAAAGAACTTACTATAGAGCCAAAGCATAGTTTAACCATGCAACGACACTTTGATCGTAGTGAATATTGGCACGTAACAGAAGGCCGTTGTGTGGTAGCGATCGAAGCAGATAATAACAAAGGTTTCCAAGAACTTGGCACACACAATGGATTTATTATCCCAGAAGAAACCTGGCATAAATTAAGCAATCCCTATGATGTACCTTGCAAAATAGTTGAAATTCAGTACGGTATTACCTGCGACGAAGATGATATAGAACGTAGATAAATACTATATCATGAAATTAAATGAACTGCAATTACCACGATATTCGCCACAACAGATCGATTCAGTTAAACAACAACTGAAAACATTGGTTGCTAATGCATCTACTCTGTCAGATGCTAATCCAGCTAAAATATTAATTAACAAGTTGTTAAGCACGATATCAATGGCTGGAAGTTTAGCTGAAGCTATTGCTAAAGGTACAGCATTAAACACAACGTTTCAAATTATCGATCAATTGTTTATAAATCCAATAGTCCAAGCTGAATTAGCTAAAATTAATGAGTTAATAAAAGTTGGTGCTCCGTTAGTAGAAATTGAAGCTAGAAAAGAAGCCATAGCTAAACAAGTGCATACGACTCCCGCAGTTAAACAAGCAGTAAGAAGCCACGAAACTAAGATTAAACTAGATACACAGGGACAGATTGGTAAACTAGATGCCGACATTGAATCAGTAGCCAAGGAATTCGCAGAAAGATTTGGTGTTAAATTAAACTGGGCACGTAATCTAGTTGGTATGTTTAGCATCAAGATCAGCAGAGAAGATCGTGTAAAATTCTTAAAAGCCTGCTTGGAAGGCAAAGCTATTAGCATAGATGAAATGATACGTAAAAAAGAAGGTAGTCTTGATGATCTCATTACTTCAAGTCCTCCGACGATCCGAGAAGTTTTCAAAAGCATCAAAGATACCCTATTGGATATCAGCCTAAGTACCGGGCAAAGGGGCGCAACTGGTCCTTTTGAAGCCATGCTGGCTATCATGGGCGGAGCCACTAAACCCGGCACAGGTGAAGGTGGCGACTTGGTTTATCGAGGTAATAAATTTGAAGTAAAATCCTGTAGTGTTTCTATTTCTGATGGTAAGGGTGGAGAAAGCGGTGCCTGGTTAGAAGCAGGCCCAGCTGGCGAAGTTGGTGGGTCTAAATTAAGAGCTATAGCTAGAGAATGGCTAGAAAGTAACGTGCCAGAGATCCTATCCAACAAGAAAACAAATGAATTATTTCAGGCCAGCGATTTCTTAAAAGGTAACGAAAACAAAGGCATACAAAAATTAGCAATGTTATTAGAAGTATTAGAAAAACGTAAAGCTAATCTGTCAAAGAAATTTTTATCCGCAATAATGCTGGGATTCTTCCCCTCAGTAGGTAAAGCACCCGGATTTGATTTTAATAAATCAATTGATAACATACGATCAGCTATATTTAATTCTGATCATCTAGCTGTAGGTAAAGAACAAGGCATCATGGCATTAATCGAATACCATATGGGCAAAGGTAATGATGGATTTATATTCTTTAACAGCTCAAATCAACAGTATAGAGTAGTAAAAGGTATGAAGGGTATATTAGACCTCGCTAAAAATCCAGCAGGTTTTAATGTATACTTCAACCCTCCGATGAGCATGGGAACCAGGCCCAAAGCTAGCCCCGGTATCTATTACGGCCCAAAAGCAACCAGCCCAGAAGGCAGAGCCTATGTTGCTAAATTTATGTCGGATCCCGTTCGTGCAAAATTAAATGCTAGTGCAACTGAAAATTAGCCTAATTTCTTGACCTCTTCTTAAAATTCTGTTATAATTAATTTTATAAATGGCCCCGTATTGGGTAAGCGGGATTATTAGTATAGAGTTCTCAGCCAATCAATATTATGATATATGCGGACTAATTCTAGATAGCTAGCTTCCGATGGGTCATATGCTACTGTTGCAACTGTAGCGCGAGAACTCTATACTAATAAATGGAAACGTGGCCGAGTGGTCGAAGGCACTTCACTGCTAACGAAGCAAACCGAAAGGTTTCAAGAGTTCGAATCTCTTCGTTTCCGCCATTTTTAATAGGAATAAAACATGTCAAAAGACACTAAGCAACAAGAATTAGAAGAATCACAGGCGATAGATGTCGCTATGAAAAAGTTTTTAGCAGATGGCGGAATCGTGCAACAAATTGCCAGGGGAGTCAGTGGTGTAGAAGAAGGAGTTCCCCAGGCTGCTTGGGGAAGACCTAAGAAAAAAGAAAAATAATACATCAACGCTCCCATCGTCTAGAGGCCTAGGACACCCGCCTTTCACGCAGGTAATGGTAGCACACGAGTCTCTAAAACCCTTAGTCGCGGTTCGAGTTTGTGCATCGTAGCCAAAGTAGTTAAGTAAATAAGGTATTATAAGGATTTAACCTAATGCATCTTGATTCTGCTAACACTCTTAGAGAAATTGCAATCTTAGATAAATTTTTCACTGATGAAGCTGTTGGATTTAAAGGAAAATTTTTAGAAATTGGTGCAGACGATGGTAAAGATCAGTTATATCACTTATTAGCAAAAGGATGGAATGGTGTATATTGCGAACCCGATCCCCGGTGTTGTTATGAATTGATTAAAAATACTGAAAGTTATAAGAATCAAGTAACTATAATTAACAGTGCGGTTATGGATCAACAAGGATTGATGGACTTCTATTTTAGTTCAAACGGGTCTGGCACATCTAGTTTAGATCCGTCATGGCACGAGCGTATAAAAGAACATGTGCCAGACCCAAATATACGTAAAATTATTATAAATGCCATTAGCACACAAGAACTATTAACATTAGTAGGTACAGATTTTGATATTGTTAGTATAGATGCCGAAGGATCAGATGATCGGATAGTGACAAGTATTGATTGGCAGCAATTTGATCGTTGTAGAATATTGCTTATAGAAGGAAATCTACACTTAAGAAATCAATTAGAAAACCAAGGCAATTTTAAGGTATACACAGAAACTGATAGTAATATAATTTATGTTAAAGACCAGTATTTAAAAAATCAGTAGCACAACGCTCCCATCGTCTAGAGGCCTAGGACACCTCCCTTTCACGGAGGGAACACGAGTTCGAATCTCGTTGGGAGTACCAAATTTATTTTAGCTTGGCCTTGCAAAAAGTTAAATAGTAGTATATAATTATCTACATAAGAGGCCGCTATGACTGTAGA